CTTTGACGGGCGATGAATAACGGTCCCGTGACCGTCTGCCCGTTGACCTTCGCTTTTTCGCCTTCTTCGACCCGGACCAGTTTTTGAACCGACGCGCCGATTGAAGCGCGATACGGGAACTTGTTCTTCGCGTTTCCGACAACTTCGATCGCCGCTTCGCCGGTCCCGGAAACGATTCCTTCGGCGTTGATCCCGCCGTTGATCCCGCGGGTGACACTGATCTTCGGAAGATGTCCGACGACCTTGTTCGGATCATGATTCAGAAACGCCGGTCGCGATCCGTTCGCCTTCTTCACACCGGCAAGATCGACGATGACCGGAAGATCGAACCCGACGTTCATCGGTCCGCCGTTGTACGCGTTCATAGTGAAAGTCGGAAGACCGCCGTCACCGTCGTCGCTGTTCGCCGCGGCGATGATTTCGATCGGTTCACCTAATGAAACGAAGTTCGATGGATTACTGTTCGCCTGAATGATGATATTAAAGTCCCGCATTTGTTAAAGACTCCTGAATCGTTTCGGTGACAGCGTCGATCAGTGAAGCGTTCGCGTCGACAGGTCCGGCAAGTTCCGGAACCGGGATGTCGTTTTCGGCGCAGAACTTCAATTCTTCGGCGCGTTGTTTCAACTGTGTTTTCCAGTCGTGTCCGTTCTTTGCGTATTCGATCGCGTAGTTCGTCAAGTTCGACGCCAGTTTCGTCGCCGACGCGTTCGCTTCTTTCACTGGATCCGCGTGCGGACGATCGGTCCACAGATACATGTGCGGGGGGATGTCTTCGCGGGTTCCGGTCGAAAGTGTTTCTTCTTTCCACCATGCCCCGAACAGCGGATCAAGAATTTCGATTTCCGCGTCCGACTGTTCGACTTCGATCGCCATGTCATAAGTTTGATGATCAAGACGTCCGGACGCGTAATTATATCCCGATGAATCCGCCGTTGCGATGTTCCGCGGCATGTTCAGACACCGGGCGATTTCGTTCAAGATTTCTTTCTTGAATTCGCCGTATGTCGTCGTCGGCTGTTCCGCCTTCATTTGAAAAATGTCCCATCCCATCGGAAGCGTTGTGAAGACGTTCCGATCAAGTTCGACGGGATCCAGTGGTTCAAGATCGTCGATTTCAACATCTTCCGGCGCGGTCGATTTCAGAACGCCGGACTGGTTCGCCGCGGCTTCAGCGGCGTCGACGACCGCCAGTGTATAACGACGCAACATCGCGAACAATGCAAGCGCCGGTGTCAGTTCGGAAAGTCCCCGATGTTGTTCCGGACGATCCGCCCGGAACCAGTGGATCATTGACGACGGATCAACTTCAGCGAAGTCGGATCCATAAGAAACACCGAAGTCCCCCGGGTGTGTTTTCAACATCATGTATTTTTCGACGTGACCGAAGTCGTCAAGAATGATCCCGTCGATGTCGTTATCACTGGTCGCCAGTCCAAGCGTCGGCGAAGTGATCCGATCGCATTCGATGACCTTCAGATCAAGTTTGTTGTCCAGTTCAGAATTCGGGTTCGTTGTGAACAATCCGAACGATTCCCCGTCGACCGTCTTCGCCTTCTTCATGACGCGAAGTTTTTCCGGGATGTTGTTGTATGTGATCCAGTCCTTCCACCGCTTTTCGATTTCAGCGGCGCGGCGTTCGTCTTCGAACAGAATCTTCAATCGCGGTCCGCGACCGATCGCGTCGTTCGCCAGTGTTTCGACGATTCCCTTCGCGTATGAATTCGACCCGACTTCATAACGGGCGCGTTCCCGGATCGTCTTTCGAACACCGTATGAATTCGCGGCGTCGGCGGAATAAGCGTCCGTATATTGCCAATGCCGTTCGTTGTTTCGTGTCGTCGACGCGGCGTCATAAGAAGCGCGGATGATCTTCCGCATAGTACGGACACCGCGGGACATCATGTTGTGTGACAAGACGCGGCGACGTCTTCCGATTTTTCCGACGACCTGTCTTCCCATTATTGCGCCCCCGGTGGTTTGATCTTCCGGAACCGGATCCCCAGATTCCCCGCCTTCCGCGCTTCCTTCGCGGACAAGTATTGATCGGCGCGGATCTGGTCGGCGATTGAATGTTGTGAAACGGATCCGGCGTCCCCGGTGACGCGTTGCGGACCTGTCATGTTCGATTGAATTGCGCTGTCACGATCGTCGCTGTCGCTCATATAATCAATTATCCGGGATTGTCACAGCGGTGGTCAACGTGTCCCGGGGGGGATCCGGGACGGTTTTCGGGGAAATATTACAAATATGTAATCACTGGACGCGTTCAGCGGCGTTCTAAGCGACTTTCCCGGGGGAAGTGGTATCAGTCGACCTTGTTTCCGATCGTGTCACAGCGGCGACGTCAGCGTCCAGAACACCGCCTGTCGACCGCGATCAGCGCATAAAAAAACCCCGCCGACCATGATGGTCGACGGGGCGGGATCCGGGGATCCGGGATCACTTCTTCGGGACGAAAGTCAGAACGATTGAAACGTCAGAACGATCGTCGTGTCTGGATCGCTGTCCGTTTTCGCCTTCGCGTTTTTGTACGCGGGACAGTTCTGAATATACGGTTCGACTTCGGCGTTCTGTTCCGGTGTCCAGTCGAACGGGAACCGCGGAAGACTGTTGAACAGCTTCGGCGGAAGATTGACCGCGACATGAACCTTCTTCTGTTCCTTCTTCTTTTCCTTGATCATTGATTCACCCTTTCAGAAGTTCGACGGGATCCATTCCGAACGCGATTGCGAACTTTTCGATCGTGTTCAGTCCGATCGCCGAACGACCGGATTCGATCGCGGCGACGTGTGTTTGTGTCACGCCGATCTTGTCGGCGACCTGTTGTTGTGTCAATTCCTTCGCCTTCCGAACCGCCCGGATATTGATCCGGGCGCGTTCCGAAAGACTGACTTTTTTCTTTGCCATTTGTTTCCGTGTCCTTTCATCCGATGAAATGTTCGACGGCGATGTCGAACGCCCGTTGACTGAACCGGGATCCTTCGCCGATGACCGTCGATGTGAACCGACGATCCGGATCCGATCTTCCCTGTTTGCCGTGTGTGTTGTACGCGGCGACACCGTTGAACGCGGTCCATGCCGTGACCGGAAGATTGTTGTCGTGTGCGATCTGAACTTCGCGTTCGAAGTATTCGGCGATCCGTCCGCGTGTGCGGACTTGCGATTCGTTGTCGACGTTTCCGTCTTCGTCCGGTTCGGGATCCGGGACGACCTTTTCAAAGTATGAACTGATCATTCCTTCCCGCAACTGGATCCGGTTCAGCGTTTCCGCGTAGTCGTGAAATTCGGCGAAACGTCCCTTCGCGATCTGGACCGTTTCCCGCGCCAGACGAATCTTTTCGTCAACGTTCCCGGTGTGCCTGATCATGACCGATGTCCGAATGATCCCGCTGATCATGTTGTTGCAAAAGATCCGACGATTCAGAAGACGCGGGATCACGCCGGACGAACCGTCATGACTGTTCAAGAAGAAGACGAACTGATTCAAGACGTCATCACGACCGACGACCATGTCCGCGGGGATCCGCGCCAACATCCAGACGCGTCGACCGCCGCGGATCGAACCCGCCGCTTCGAATTCGACTTCGCCGGAATCAAGAAGTGAATCAATGAACTTGAACCCGTCGGCGTTCTGGACGACCTTGTATTGATCCGTCACGATCCCCAGTGTTTCGCCCGTGTCGGTTCTGACATTCGCCTTGAACCCTTTGATCTTTCGTTTCGTCCCGGGGAACCCGTCGATCGCCGCGTCCGCCCAGATGTCCCGCTTTTCGACCGTCCAGTTCAACCCGGACACGTCGACCGCGTTTTTGCTTGACGTGACGATGATCGACCGGTCCGGTTTCTTCCACGGATCCGCCATATAGTACGGGACTGTCGCTTCGTGTTGTGTTGTTGTCATGTCTGTTCCTTTCAGTAAGTCGCTTGAAGGATCCACCCGGATCCCAAAAACACCGGGGCGGAATCGAACCGCCCCGAAGTTCCCTTTCGGTGTTGTTCAAAAAAACCGTCCCTTTTCGCAAGTGACGATCACGTCTTCCGGTCGACGTTCTTCCGTGTCGATGATGTTGACGATCAGAACGGTCGGATCGTCGGCCAACTGTGCCGCCCGATCAGAAGCGACGGTCAAGTCGTCCCACCGTTCGACGGTCGAAAACGTCATGTCGTCCGCCCG